GTTTGGTCCAAAGCATTTTGAACCTTTCTTGTTTTGTTTGGTAAAATGCACGATATGATTTAACTGCGTCTTCGAAGATACATTCCGGATTAGAACTCATTGCTAATTTGAATGGGGTCATGACAGTTGTTTGAGTAATTTTATGTGGAAGATTACTTAATATCTTTCTAAGCTTTGCGTCAGCTGCGTGAACTTTACCATACCTATATGTATACTCATCGCATAAAGCGATGAAATGTTTGTAGTGCCATCTATAGTTTTGGTCACTCTCACGTGTCCATACTGTTGACGGATGATTATAATGACAAGCCTTATAAAGAACATCTTCACGATGGTCGTCAAGCTTATAATATTGTAACATAGAACCAGACTTCGAAGGTCTGCGCTCCATTACTCCATCCACCATGCGGTGAACTGTTGATAGCATCTGTGCAGATTCTACGGCCATTTTTACTACATGTTTGTCGCATTGCTGTTGTGCAGCTTGCACTGGATCATCGTCTAAAATAAATATATTCATAATGTATATTATACCATGGTTTCAATCAAAAGTAAACCCCTTTTTGAAATTATTTTCGCAAAGGGGTCATTGCTTATTGTAGCTTGTTTATTGCCTCCATATCATCTAGGAAGTGATTTAAGTGAGCGATCTTTTTTTCCATCTTGTACGCTAGCACATCTTTTCCTTTTTTCATTAATTTCTTTTGATAGTATAATGCCTCATTTCTATCTTTCTTAAGGCGTTCAATTTGAATATAACTCATAAGCAATCTCCGGGTTAAGTGAATTGAAAAACTATCATGATATAGATTGTATCGTTAGACTTCTCCTATTTTTTAATTAAATCTGGAAATGCTGCCTTAACTAACGTCTTTGTGATGTACTTGTACTTTAGTTTTTTATCTTTGGCATTACAGAAAAGAACTGCATCTTCCGGATGAATAGATTCAAGCATGTCGATAAAACTCGTCTCACGCTTAAATTGATTTAAATTGGGTGAAGCTGCCTGCACAAAATTCCGAAACTTAGGATATTCGAATCTGAGTTCTAATAGAGTTTTTTCGGGGTCAGCTTTTTTAAAAGGCGGTTCGCCTTCAGGTAATGATAATGTTATACTATCGTCTAAACCGATACGTAAAATGTCTTTAAGAGCAGTACAATCGTGCTCCTGTAAATAGTTAATCCTTTTTCCTTTGGATCCTAGTTTATTAGCCGCGGCTAATATTTCTGATATTAATGGTTTATCCATTATAAAATTCCTCCACACTTTCAATCAATAGATTGCATCTTTTTTTAATTAAATAGTTTAATACTTTCATTTTCATTGGGATTTTTTGTCCCTCAAAAGTATTTATAATATTATTTCTATGAGTGTCAGGCATTTCATTTAAATCAATCAGAGTTTTATTTCGTTGATAGTTCCTATACTCTTCCTCAGTCATAACTGCTTTTAAGTTATCCGAGTTTTCAGCCCAATGTTGTATTTTCTTTTTAGTCATTGGAGACTGCCTGATTTCATCCATGATAGCATTATCGGGTGATAATATATTAGGAATACCGTCACCTTTGTCTCCCTTACATATATGCTCGAAACAATATGTTCTAGGATTAGGATCAGATACCATTTTCTTTTGAATCGGCGAATACTGCTTGACGTTATTATATTTGTGTAGCTGAATAAAGTCTTTGTCAGAAGAGATAATCATCACAGGTTCATGTTTGCCAAACTCTTGAGTTTCCATAGCAAGGGCTCCAATAACATCATCGGCCTCACAACCTTCTAAATGAATAACCTTATATGGAAGGTTTTCTTTGATCTCTTCTCTGACTAAATTTAGAATCCTAAATATTTCAGGCCAATCTTGATCTGATTCAGCCCTATTCTTTTTACGATGTGCCTTATACAGAGGGAAATAATCCTTTCTCCATGTATTCATTCCGTCGGCACAAATTACCATTTGTCCGTACTCACCACGATACTTTTTGTTGTACATGCGAATACTATTGAGAATCATATGTCGTATCATATTCTCATCATTAAGTTTTTGTACTATAATATTAGATAGCGCTATTTGGCTATAGTCAAGTAAAATCATTCTTTAGCTTCCATTAGTTTTTCATATAACACGTCAAAGTACTCATGCATAAAATGATGCACTCCGCCGTATCTCATTAGCATCGAAGATATTAAATTTACAATTACAAACATATCCCTAGCTTCAGGGAATTGGTTGTCTCTAAAATCAATATGTTCAAATGAGCTACTATCATTTAATAGCAACTCTTCAATCATCAATAGTATGACTTGAGATGTATCTTTACATTCTTCGGTGAATGCTTCGTATTCTTCTCTCTCATACTCAAGCTCGTCTTCTATTTGTTGTATTCTTTCCTTAAGGGGAAAGTGTATTATATTGTCTTTCATATGCATATATTATATCACAGTTTCTACGAAAAGTAAACACTTTTTTTATTTAATTACACTACACCTATGTCATGACTCTTTATAGTTGTGGTTACCAACCGGCCAAACTTATCATAGATGTAAGTGGCGACTTCTTGTACTTCATCCTTTACTCTAACAGAGGTTTTTACATATCCCTGTTCTTTCTCGTAATCTACAGGAAGAGGTTCGTGAGGGACTCGTACAACTTGTGATATACCTTCAATCATATTAGTTCCCTATTTAATTACATCCCAAAACCTTTGCTGAGGGACGTAATTAAGCCGCGAGTGTTCTCCGGAGGCTAGTACGATTTTACATATATGATCTAGCCTTTCAACGTGCTCAAATGCTCTCCATGGGGTTTCATCAATTGCCACAACGCCGTGGCCTTTAATTCCTATAACATCAAAATAACAGGTTCCGTCTTCTTGTAGCCCCAGTCTTTTAAACGTTTCATCGGCCAATTTTTGACTTATCGGTGGAACGTCAGGCACATTGCTTGCAACCTTAGAGTATCTACCAAGCTCTGGAAAAATATCAACTAAGTTACTTAATTCAATGCCGGCATGCATCGCCGCAACAATATACGTCGGGTGGGTGTGTAACACTACTCGAGTATCTGTCGGAATGTGTTTTTGTAGACCCCAGTGTAAAGGCAATTCACCTGTAGCTTTTAACCCCGATGCAATATCAGTAAAATACATTTCTTCGCAATCAGCGACTTTTAGCTTTTTAAACATGTCGTATTGAATGACAGGTTTTCTAATACCCGAGGGCGTAACATAAAAGTGATCTCTATCAGCATGTCGTATTGACACATTACCATCTCTGGTGCTTATCATACCTTTATCGTATGAATGTTTCATCACTTCACATATTGTTTCTAACATAATATATCCTTATTTAATAATATTTTTAATAGCGTTTCCACCAAGTCGTATCTGAATAATACCGTTATAGTAATCATCAGTTAACAATACTCCTCTATCGAATTGCTCTTTAGCTTCCATATATGAGCATTCACCTTTTGTTTTACACAGATGCAGTATCTCTCTGTAAAACGTATCTTGACCCATCTTTTCAACATCTTCATTGAGATGTTTGTTTGATCCATAATAATCTTTCCAATCAGACTCAACCAACATTTTCTTTCGACGCTTTCGAGTCTTTGTTATCGGCAATGTTTTTTGACTCCAAAAAAACTTCTTGCCTATGTATTTCCGACCCGTTGCTCGATTCGTTATCATGTATACAAAGCCATACACGTCTTTGTGATTGAATTCTTCTGGAGACTGCCAGTCTGTGCCTTGATAATGCCACGTCATATCCTTATTCGTTGAAATCTAGTTCATCTAGATCTTCGTCCTGTTTCTCCCCACACATGGGACAAAATAAAACTATTTCGTCGTCTTCGTGGCCTATTATACTTTTATTATAACAATAATCACAATTGACGACTGTTCGTTTCATATTTTATCCTAGTAGTTTTTTTAAGTTATCGTACCCACCAATCTTTTCTTCGTTCACTATAATCTGCGGAAATGTTCTTGCTGTTGGAAATGTACTTACCATTTCGTTTCTATCAAAATCTATTCCGTAATGCTTATAGTTGTATTCTAATCCTTTTTGCTCACACAAATTTTTAGCCATTACACAAAACTGGCATAGCTCTTTACCCCAAATTTCTATATTCATAAGCTTAACCCCGATAATACGTTACTATCTATATCTTGTTTTACGCCACCGATTACGTATGAACTAATTTCAGTTTCTTGAGGAGCAACTTGTACATTACTACCGCCAATCCATTTTTCGGTCCATGGTAATGGGTTTGCTTGTGGAACTATATAAGGGCATGGTAACCCAATAGCTCTCATTCTTTTACATCCAATCCATTCAATGTAGTCAGCTAGAATCTTTTCATTAAGACCAATCATAGAACCGTTTTGAAATAAGTATTGAGCCCATTCTTTTTCTTGATTAATCACTTCTTCATATAAAGCAATTGACTCTGGCTCTAACTCTTTTGCAATCTTTTCAAAGTCTTTATCTTCTTTCTTAAGAAGCTTGAGCATAGTAGTAGTTGATGCTAGGTGAACATTCTCATCTCGAGCAATCAACTTAATAATCTTTGCATTACCTTCCATCTTCTTAAGTTCAGCAAATGCCCATGAACATGCAAACGATACATAGAACCTTACACCCTCTAATGCATTAGCACTCATCATGGCCATCCAAATTGCTCGCTTATGATCCAGCTTATTTGTTGGGCCATGATTCGCATCAATCAGATCGTCATAGTATTTGCCAATAGAATTACCACAATCCATAATATTCTTTTGCGATAATAAGTCATCAAACACAAACGATGGATCTGGATAGATGTTACGAATAATATGTGTGTATGATCTACTATGAATAGTTTCTGAGAATGACCAGGTTTCAATCCAGTTCTCTACTTCAGGCAATGATACAATAGGTAAGAACGCTAAGTTGGGCGCACGACCTTGAACACTATCAAGTAAGATTTGTCTCTTTAAATTGCTGGTAAAAATGTGTTGCTCGTTTTCAGTAAGAGCATTAAAATCTTTTTTGTCTTTTGACACATCAACTTCTTCAGGTCTCCAAAAGAAGCCCAATTGTTTATCTGTGATTTTATCCATTTGTGGATATTTTACTTCATCATATCTTTGAATATCAACCGCTTCATCAAGAAACATATTTTTCAATAAGTGCGATTTTTTATTCTTCTTCAATACTGCCATTCACTTTTCCTTTTTGTCTTAATCGTTTATTATAACCTTTTTTAATACTTTTTGTAACACCCGGTTTTGTTAAATAACAATAAAACTTGCGGGCCTTTGTTAGAGCATCGTATTCAGCCCCACCTTTTAATGGGATTCTTTCTTTCTTCATCGTACATCTCTTTTTTCTCTTATAGCGCTTACAGCAGATTTTATAGCATCTTCTGCTAGGACACTACAATGTATTTTAACCGGAGGAAGCGCTAATTCGTTCGCTATTTGAGTATTTTTAATTTGCTCAGCTTCATCCAAATGTTTACCTTTAACCCATTCGGTCAACAAAGAACTAGAAGCTATTGCCGAACCACAACCATAAGTTTTAAACTTTGCATCTTCAATAATACCCTCATCGTTAACTCGGATTTGTAGTTTCATAACATCACCACACGCCGGAGCTCCTACCATTCCAGTTCCTACATTTATATCGCTATCATCCATAGTCCCGACATTTCTAGGGTTTTCATAATGGTCTAATACCTGTTTGCTGTAAGCCATGGCGCATTCGCCCTCTGGGTAGGTTAAATTTTACAACTGTCACAATCGTCTTCGTCTTCATACACAGGCGTTTCACCGTCATATGCATGATGTGTTGCTTCGTCGGTCATTTCTCCAGCACCGTCAAAAGTGTTGAAGTAGTATAACTGCTTTAAACCATATTTGTATGCAGTGACTAGATCAGTTAACATTACAGACATCGGTATCTTATGGTCTTCATAATGCTCTGGATTATAAGACGTATTTACACTGATCCCCTGATCAATATATTTTTGTAAGATACTACAAATCTTAAGATAACCATCGGGAGACTTTTGATCCCACAATAAGTCGTACTTATTTTTAAGATGGTGATAACCTGGAACAACTTGTGCCATAACACCGTCTTTTGACTGCTTGTAACTGACTAATGCACGAGGTGGTTCAATACCATTAGTGCTATTAGAAATTTGAGCGCTTGTTTCAGCTGGCATAAGTGCCATGAGCGTGGAATTCCGAGTGCCCGTTTCTTGGAGTTTTTTACGAAGCTCTTTCCACGGTAATCTTTCCGTATGCTCTATTATATTATCTAGCTCTCGTTTATATGTATCAATTGGAAGAACTCCACCGGCATATTTTGTGTCATTTTTTGCGTTTATTTCACCTTTTTCTTCAGCTAATTTTTGAGAAGCTTCAATTAGGTAATATGACCATGCTTCTGCATATTCGTCCACTATGTCAAACGCCGTTTCATTGTATTTAAGACCGCGTTTAGCCAAGAAGTATGCTAAGTTTATAATACCAATACCTAGTGGTCGGCGGTTCATAGTTCCAACCTCGGCTGCACGTACAGGATAAGATTGATAATCAAGTAACTCATCAAGAGCGCGTACAGAAAGATCACAGTATTTCTTAAACTCTTCAGGATGATTAATTAATCCCCAGTTGATCGCTGACAATGTACATAAAGAAATCTCACCTTCATCCGGATTGTCTGATAATGGGCTTGTAGGCAAGTCAATTTCGCAACATAGATTACTCATACGAATTGGAGCCTTTTTAGCAACAAACGCTCCATGATCATTGGCATGATCGACATTCATTACATAGATTCTACCAGTGTCTTTTCTTTGCTGCATTAAAGTAGAAAATACTTCTGTTGCAGGCAATGCCTTTTTACGAATAGAACGCGTTTTTTCGTATTTTTCGTATAATGTTTTAAACTTATCTTGATCATCAAAAAACGATTCATATAAACCTGGGACGTCATTAGGATCGAAGAAGGTTATATTACCACCTGTCAATAATCTTTCATACATCAATTTATTTAATTGAAATGCATAGTCCATATGACGTACTCGATTTTCTTCTATACCCTTATTGTTTTTAAGTACTACAAGATCCTCAAATTCGTAATGCCATATTGGCAGATATACTGTTGCTGCACCACCACGAACTCCACCTTGTGAACAAGATTTTACTGCAGCTTGAAAGTATTTTAAGAATGGTATTAATCCAGTATGCACTACTGAACCATCACCAACTCTTGCACCCTCACCACGTATAGATCCTACCCCAATACCAATACCAGCTTTTTTACTAATATATTTTACGATGGAAGTTGCAGTAGCATTAATAGAATCGAGACTATCGCCAGATTCGATAAGCACACAACTTGAAAACTGACGGGTTGGAGTACGTACTCCTGCCATAATTGGAGTAGGTAGTGATATATAGAATTGAGAAATTGCATCATAATAATCCTTTACGTATTTTATACGCGTATCTTTAGGGTAGTTAGAAAATAGTGTAGCAGATATCATCATATACAATATCTGAGGTGTTTCAAAATGTTGTTTTGTTTTGCGATCTTGTACTAGGTACTTACCTCTAAATTGTTCCATACCAGCATACGTAAAGGTATCATCGCGGTCGTGCTTAATATACGAGTCTAATTCGTCAATTTCTTCGCGCGTATACGACGTCATAATACCACCATCGTAAATTTCTTTATCGACATTATCGATAATAATATGCGCTAATGGCTTGGGTTTGTAATCGCCATACACTTCTTTACGTAACTTATAAGACACAAGCCTGGCTGCTACAAACTGGTAATTTGGGGTATGCTCTGAAATAAGTTCAGACGCACTCTTGATAAGCAGTTCATGAATATCATAAGCCGGAATCTTGTCGTATAGTTGTATATTTGCTTTTAACTCGATTTCGGAGATAGACACTCCGGATATATCAGCGGTAGCCCACTCTAAAACTTTGTGTATTTTTTCTAAGTCAAAGTCTTGAGATGTGCCATTCCGCTTGGTTACATTCATCGTCATAGGTGGTTGTCCATTATTCATAGTCATTTAATTAATAATATATATATTATAACACAAAACTCAAGTTTTGTACATGGTTTTTTTACTTATTTTCTGGTGTTTTTGCTAGGTGCTTTACAATCTGTCTGGCGTTAACTTCCCATACTACATTAAGGTCTTCTTCTACGGCCTCTATTCTATCTATCAGTTCTGGATATGCTTCAAACTCATGTAACTCTTTGCAAGGATGCGAATTCTTCTCAAGTCTATCAAGTCTTGCGGCTGCTAATGGATATTGCTTTCTAAATTTGGCATCTTTCTTAGCTAATTCTAAATCATACTTCTCAGCGAAATACTCCATATATTGATCAACTTTCTTTTGAAACCATATACCCATAGTGGTACCCTGAAACCACTGGTAGAATGATGATCCGATTATAGAACCTAATATCGATTTAAGCGTAAGTATTAATAGCCAATGCATGTCACTTCTCCGTTTTAGCTAAGGTTTTAATTGCTTTGACATAGTTAGGCATTCCGTGATCTACAACTCCATCAAAGAATTTCCATCTTTTCCATGAGTTAATAATACCATAGAACGCATCGGCCCAAGTAGGCTTAAGTTGCTTATCACCAAATCTATTAAAGTAAATCATTTGACCATGATGTCTAAATCCTAACCATGCTGGAGGGATTCTACATACGATATCATTATTATTCATAAACCTATAATGATCTGATTTTATATTTTTGATGAAGTGTTTACCTCCGACTCTTGGTGAGCCAAAAGTAAATAACTCTTCTGGTTGATAACGAGTTGCTGCAATGGTTGCCATAGCAGCGCCTAATGAATGACCAGTGAAATATATATCCTTTCTCACTTTTAGTTGATCGTTGTGATCAAGCTCTTTTACAATGTCCATCCATACGTCATCGACCTCTTCTTGGAATCCTCCATGAACTTTACCTCCGGCCTTGGCTGTATTTTTAATTACTTTTAAATCTGCTAATACGTCATTTAATTTTGCAGGTTCAGTTCCTCTAAAAGCAAACCACATATCGTTTCTATCTTTGGCAATAAGTACCTCAGCACCGTCTCTACTAATAATCTTACCTGAAGCAAATCCTAATTTTTTACAAGCTGCATCGGCGGGCTTAGGATTCATATATGCTATAGCTGATAACTTTGCCGCTACTTCAGCTCTTTCCCATAATGTCATATCATCTTTCATTCTACTCATTTTCTTCTTTCTCCACTTTGATTTCAACTGCTGCAGCTTGCTCATTATTTATTGTT